ATCCTTTCCATAATTTTTTTTGTGTAACCTTATTCATTATTTTGTTTTTAATTTTCTTTTCTTTTTTTCCTTCAAAGAATCTAAATACTCTTTTGTGTATTTGTGCTCTACTCTGTAAGGACCCTTCGTTGATATACTGCGATCATAATACCAGGTACTGATTGTACCTGCTTCGTTAGTATACTCTCGAGTATATTTTTGAAGAGGTTCTGTTTGAGTCTTTGGAATGTATGCCATAACTTTTATTAATACTAATATAAGAAAAGGGCTGCAGAATAGCAACCCTCTCTTTAATTACTTTTAATTATTTTGTTCTCATTACTTTTTGACGCTTACCATTACTATAGATGATAATATACGGTACATCTACTTCCATGTATTCTACTTTGCGGCCAATCATATCATAGTAGCCAATTATTCTCAAATCCTCATCTCTAACAATATTTTTAACACTTGTTACTTTATTACATTTAACAGTAATACGAGTAAAGAAGAACGTATCTTGACTTAAACATGCGTTGTACCATTGAGTTACTACTAAGTATTTTCCATCACGTGGGAATTTATATTCAATTCTACGGGCTGAATTGCCAGGACCTTGGTAGAATATCATCCCAGTATCGTTGAAATCGTAGTAGTTATATAACTGCTCATTACTCATTGAGTCCCAATCACTCTGTGATAAGTCATTTAATTCTTTACTATTGTAAATATAATTCCACCACTGCCAGCAAGTATCACCTTTAGTCCAAGGTCCTAAACTCATTTCACCTATAATACTATCAGCACAATTATTACCTTTTGAACTCCTCATACCATAAGTGAATGTGCATTTAGGGAAATAGATAATGTTTACTTCCCGGTAAAGGGCTGTATCACACTTTTTACATCTGTTCCAAACCTTTAAATACATTTTGTATTTACCTTTTTTGTTGAATTGAACTTCACAAATACCTTTGTTGTCGTACATAGTATCTGTTTTCTTGGTTTGAAAATCGTAAACCATAAACATCCAATCAACACAAGTGTCGTCTAATACTCTACCGCTTACATACCACTTATAAACATTACGATTGTTCCATTGTTGGAGTTTCAAGGTGCTCCAATCACATCCTTTTGCGTTCGCTGATGCTAAGGAGACCAAAAGCATTAACAGCGCTATAATTTTTTTCATTTATTTACTTAAATATAATTAATAAATCTTTAATTTGCAAGCTGAAATAATAAAATTACACATTTTTTTATGTCCTGAAGCAGTCATATGGCATAAAAAGTCTCCGCAATCAGTTCTTGAAATGCAGTGTGTCTCAATGACTACTGCTCCTTTAATAGAATCAATAAGGTACTGTTGGAACTTAGCATAACGTTGAGGATAACCTTTATATACATCCCTTCCCTTAATGTTAATACAAGTCACAGGATCAAATCCAGTAATAACAATTGGAGTTACTCCGTGTCGGTTGCACATATTAACTATTGCCTGAATGTTCTTAACTGATTTTATAGGTGGTCTGTTACCGGCCATATCATTAGCACCTCCGTAGATGAAGCAGTAATCAAAATACTCAGTCACTTTTGCTCTTGCCTGTTCAACCATCCATGCTGTTTGCTTTCCACCAACGGCAGTATTCAAATAAGTCATCTTAGTCTTCTTACAGAGCTGATGCTGCCATCCATAATCAGCTGCCGAATGTGAATCACCAATAAACAAAGCCTTCTTTCCTTTAACTGAAACGACTGTGTCTTGTTTGACTGTATCTTGCTTGATAGTATCTACTTGAGGTAGTTCACCCCAGGCTAAAGGATCTCTAATAACAGGTTTTGATTCTACTACCACCCATCCTAAGACCAGACTTAAAGCTATTAATACAAGTACGTCTTTAACTCTCATTTTTTAATCTTGATTAAGTAGCCTTCCGGAACTGATTTAAATTCTTCAGCGATCATTCCTTTAAATGATTCGTCAAACATCCCCATATCATACCCTGAATGTAGATAAGGTCCGCCTGAAGGATCGATCATATCGATTTTAGTAGTATCTGAATAAACTAAACCTCGGTATTTTTTAGATAATGGAGTTGATTCAAATGTTTTCTTATCGTATTCGTGAACGGCTTCTTTAAACTTACCTAGAGTCATTTGTTTATCAGTATCAACATCGGCACAATAGGCTTCATAAGCTCTATTATAAACGTTAGGCCAACTACAGCGCATCCATTTAAACTCTCCTTCAAAGAGAATATCTCCTCCGTCAGTTTTACTGAACGTATAGATGTCCCGGTACCGGTTTTCAAATTCTATTTTATTTTCCATCTTTGTTATATTCTTCCCAGTTAGAATAAGTTAAACCCCATTGAAGGCAAAACCATTGCATTTCACGCTCTGCTGATTTAGCATATGTCCTTAAATTCTTCATAAGGTATTTCTTACCCCATTTCTTAAATTCTTCTCCTTGCTCAACAGTCATTGAGTATTCTTGAAACCATTTCTCTTTACCTAAAATATCCTCGTAGGTTACTTCATGACCAGCAATAATAAACATTTGATTAATTAAATCAATAACCGCTTGTTCGCGTTTTTGTTCTTGGCTCATTCGTTTTTTAGTTTCCATAATTCATAATTACTATTTCGTGTTTTAAATTTAATATAATCGTCTCGTTGCTCCACAATTTCAGTAACATTTGTTGTTAACCAAGTAAAACTAAATCTATGTGGGTCTAACATAAGTGATCTACCGATAGCTGGTTCATTATGTTTTTCTTTAAATGTATCATCCTTTTTAAATTCAATCCATCCAATTTCACGAGCGTGGTGAGTTAAACCATCACGTTCACGAACTAATTTGTATGTATATTGGGCAAAAATATCCTCCATAAATAGTTTACCCATTTCATCATCCATTTTTAGATTACCATTCTCGTCTTGAGTTAATAGTATCTTTTTTTGTACTCCGCTTATCATAATTTTTGTATCTCTTTTTTAATTATAAATTTAAGACATCCTTTCCAAATTAGCAACCTACATATCCATTTAGGTAACCATCCTGCCATATAAGGTTCGGTTTTAGTTAGAATGTAGTAAGCTACCTCCGGACCATCTTCTACTTTACTGAATTCAATAGTAGCGTACTCACCTCTAGCTCTAAAGTAGAAGTAATATCCTAAGAACCATCCTTCTGCTTGTACTGGGCAATTACCTGCCGGTTTATACTTCCATTTAATCATTCTAGTGTAAATTTACTATTTAGACCTTCCTTTATCCTTGCTAATTCTAACTTATCACTCATCTCTTTATAGATCTCATCAAAACCTTCACCACTCTCATTTGAGAGTTTGTATTGCTCCTCAGTAAGTTCTACTTCGTAGATGCGTTCAGTTCTTTCTATTTTAATTAATTTAGGCATAATTTTAGTTTATTTTATCTTGCTCATCTTTCATTTCATTATAATTGTCCATCTCACTTTCCTCCTCCATTTTATTGTAGTCAATAATGGCTTGTTCATCATCTTTAGGATAAAATGTAACACTGCATGTATTATCATCTCCCCAAAGTATCTTTGATAACCCAGTTAGGACTGGTTTTTCGTCATTATTAAGGAGTTGGGATTTGAGTTTATTGATTTCTTCTATCACATCATCACCTAATTCTATTTTAGATAGCACAGTTAATTGCGCAATTTGACCCTCATATAGATCAATTAGGTTTTTTAAAATTTCTTTATTAATACTCATTACTCTTCTTCTCCTTGTATTTTTAGTTTGGTCTCTATGTGATATTGTATAAATTCTAAAGCCCTCTTGTAACCTTCTGAATAGCCATTGGCATAACTCATTTCCTTTCCTGCAATTTCCATTTCTTTGGCTTGTTCTAAAAGTTCTTTGTGGTTATGAGTTAATGCGTCTGTCGTATTACTAACTACTCTGTGAAGTTGGTTTGCAAACCACTCAACTGCCGTTTGTTGTTTATTGTTTGTCATCTCCTAAGTTTAATTCTTGAGCTTGTTCAGTAAGGAAATCTAATTGCTTATCTCGATTTTCTTTTTCGGCTTCTAGTTTCTCTAACTGCTTATTAAATCTTTCAACACTACCCCAAATAATACAAGCATTAGGATCTAGTTTTAAAATTTGTTTAACTAACTCTTCTTGTGCACCTCTAGAATAAAATCCGTGTTCTATGTCATCAGCTAAGTTTTGTAAGTGCTTAGGAGCATGAATAGAGATACGTAGGTCATAATCATGCCATTTAGTTTTCCAATCTACAAAGGCAATACCTTTAGTTAGTTTACGTAGTAAGTTATGCAAAGTCCAATTACGAACTCGAACAATTGATTTATCACTACCAAACACATGTAAGAAGCGTAGAAACCATCTTGGGCAGAATTTAGGCTTAGCTTCATAGTCCATAGCAAGTACTAAAGGATAAAGAGCATTAAAATAATCACCTTTTTTATCCCATATTTGTGTTCCTAAATACCCATATTTCTCAAATCCCTTTGGAAAGAATATGAAACGGAAATCATCTAACTCTATGTTACGAGTATAAATCCTTCCTTTACTGCGTCCTCTCCAGAATAGGATAGTATACTTGAGATTAGCTAAACGCTCTTCAAGCGTTGGTGGTTTGTAAAATTTACTATTTTTATCTATTTTGCTCATAATTATCTTCCGTAAAAAGTTCCGTAGATCCAGTTTGACCAACTGCGTTTCATTTTAGTTACTTTAATATCTACCCGTCGTTTTGCACAAGTAATCATATAAGTCTTTGGCTTTCCTTCTAAACTTCTAGTATACTGCTTTAAAGCTTTGCCGAAATCTATCTTGTAGATACTGAACAGGAACCAGAATAGTTTCTGCTGATGATAGTCGTCAAAGATCCATCGACCGCTCTTGTAAGTAGCTAATTTGCTGTTAGTGGTTGAACCTTCATGCCCGCTGAATAGTTCGAAATAATCTCGTTGAGGTTTAAAAACCAGGTACTCGGTTTCGCTCAGATTGTAAATGAATGTATTTTCCATAACTTTTATTTCTTGTATCTATTTTCAAAAGAGTATTTTTGAACTGCTGCCACAACAAGGGTGATAAATCCGTAAAGGAATAGTACTGCTAAATATTTCATAACTTATTTTTTTATCTTATACTTAATATACGAACAATAATTTAATAAAGCAACTATTAGTAAACTTTTCCTAAATCCTCAGTCTTAGCTCGATTAGAAGCTTCCTGTATCTTTGATCTCTTACCCCAGGCTGAAAGATGCTTATCGTTTTCGATGGTTTCAATTTGAGTTTCTAGAGGAGGTTTCTGTTCTCCGGTGTAGACTTCGTAAGGTTCTTTTTCTTCATCTTCGATTTTCCAATCATCCTCCTCTTCTTCAACTAAGGGTGCGTCTAACCATTCCTTATCTTCTTCAGTTAATTTAGGAGTAGGCTGTTCTTCCTTCCTTGTAAAAGCAAAGTTGGCAGCAATCACTAAAGCAATCGCCAATGGATCAAATACAAAAATGATAACCAGTAAGAACCAGTTGATAATTTTATCCATGGGCTGTCCTGTAAGCCCGGAAAGGTATTTCAAAGGACCTAACTCAGAAGAAACTGTTGAGTTTGTTTTAACTTCTAAGATTTTATTCTCTAGTGAAAAGATAGAATCATTAACTCTATCAAGTTTACTAGAAAGTTTATCATCTGAATTAGATGCTGATTGGATCTGTTTGATGCTTGCATTGTTGGACCTAACTACTAAGTTACCTTTCCTGTCTGTGAATTGAGTTGTTGATCCTTTAGAAAGACTTTCCTTTAATCCGGCTAGTGATTGTTTCTCTTTGTAGATTCCTTCCTGGGACTGCTGATAAAGTTTCTTCTTAGTTTCGAGAGCAAGGATCTGTTGGTCGACAATGGTTGCTCTGTTTGCCGTCTCTTGGTAGGCAGATGATAAGAATCCATAAATACCTGCTGAGGTGATCAAGATTAACACAAAGGCTGCAATTGTTAGATAGGTTCTTAGTACCTTATTTAATTCAGACCAGTATTGATATAGGAGTGAAGCAGTAACTAGTTTAGCCACTTCCAGTGATCCCGCCATGATTCCTACTGCCAAAGATGCTCCGGCAAATAATTTCATTATACCGGACACAGAATAGAATGCAGCTGAAGCTGAAACTGCTAGAGCTGAGAATGCAATAATATATGGAAACAGTTTTTTACCCATACTCTTAATGTATGTAATAAATAACTAAAGGGCAAGTTATTCTGATTTATGTTTGTCGATCTTATCTAGGATCGCTGTCAAAGCTTCATTTTTGATGAAGCCAGCCTGTGCTGCATTCTTTAATGCACTGATTACCTGAAATACTATTAATGGGATAAGGATCGTTTCTGATAACCAGGATGTTTCTTTAAATCCTGCTTCAACCATTATCAAGGCCGTCAAGGTTATAATCCAGGCAGTTAATGTTTTTAAGATTCTAACTGCTTTGTAAGTCTTAAAGCCTTCTCTTTTAGTTCCGGCAATGATACCGAAAAAACCATCCATGAAGATTACTGCAACAACGGCAAGGTACTGCTCTGAGTTTTCCATTGCTAAGTTAAAAAAATAGCTGCAAATGAATGCAAATGCTGCTGATGTTGCAAGAATCGTCGTCTTCATATTATCCTATAAAATCATCTAAGTGGTCTGGAATACCGTCATTGTCAACGTCGCATATTTCAACGTATCCGAATGCTTTCATAAAACTGGCCACTCTCTCTTTTAGATCATTGTCTGTATCTTCGAACCAATCTTCTTTTAGGTTGTCATGATCTAAGATAGCAATCAGTGCGCTATAAATTTTATCAACATTCTCAACCAGGTAGATGTCGGATGCCATAAAGTCTAAGCTGAAAGCATAATCATCAATCTGTGGAATTTTAGTTAAAGAATCGATTTTACCAATCTTCTTTTCTTTTAAAGGCATTTCTTTGCCAAACTTATGAACGTATTCGCCCACGTAGATGTAACCCTGTCCTTCTGGTAATGTAAATTCGCTCATCTTATTTTAATAAATTGTAATATTCTTTAAAATGTTTAATTCTGTCAGCAAGTCCAATTGTTCCACCGTTAACCCTTTTAGTAACTGCAGTAACTGTTGCATCATCTGCTCCTCTGTCGCAAATGCCCCATAACTTATTTGTATCAAAGAACCAAGCAGCAGATGCTAAAGGATACTTTGTAGCTACTAAATCTGGATTGGTTGTTGTATCTTCAGGAACAAACCTGTCGAAAGCCATGTAATTTGCTTTTCCGGTCAATTGAATGTAGCCTCTTCCTCTGAATTTAAAACCTTCTCCTGTTGCTTCTACTCCATTACCCATTCTACCTCCGTAGACTCTTGAAGCAATCTTTTCTGGCTTACGAGCATACTGTTCAGCTAAAGCCAAAGTTGGAAAGTAT